CGGCTGTGGGATGAAGTACACACCCTTCGAACTAGATTGCAGGTCATGGGCGCATTGCGCCATCAGGTCGATGTGCTCGGAATCGAAGAATCCATGGAGATTCCTGCCGCCGAGAGCACGCAGCTCGGTAACGGCTCCTGGTCGTACAAATCGGCCAAGGTAAAGCGCAACACGTCGTACATCGGACATTCTACATCCCTTTCAATATCGAGCCTGAAGAAGAATGAAACAGCATCCATGTATTGGTCGAACGATACGGAACGGTTCCGCTCGTAGGCGATGAGCGCCGCCGTGTGACGCTTGGCCACGGGGTCGTCGATGAGGAGTTGGGGGAGGTTCACAAATACATTTCCCCCATGCTTAAAAATCGGGACTCCCTGTGGTAGATTTTTTCCATTAATTCGAGTGGTAAATTGTTGATCCATTCATGTTTTGCTCTCAGATCTATTTCCCCAAGAACCCATAGTCTTCCACATTCAGAAAGACAAAGGCCATTCTGCGGGACATTTCCTGGACGAATGCCAACCCCCATCTTCCCGATGATCACGGAAGGATCGTCCCAGCTTCGTTCGTAGCGAAGCAATTCCATCAGTTCGGACCAAGTGACCGGCCACCTCTTGACTTCAAGAAGTAGATAGTTTGAGGTGTTAGCCCGTTTCCCAAATTGTGGCCGGCACCAAGTTATCTTTTCGGACGTCTTGTCCCTATTGCCGCTGAACTCAATGCCAGCGTGACCGTGGTACACGTTCCATGTGCCATGAAAAAAACTCCCGCCTGCGCCAGGCAAAAGCGGACTTATGTTCCCGGCAAGCCCAGCCATGGCCCTCATGGCAAACCTGTTATGGGTATCCGCTTGAGAACAAGTGCGGCCGGCCAATTCCGGGTCTTTATTTTTGAAGTCGTCAATCTTGTGGCCAAATTCCTTGATCTCGCAGGTGCCAAAATTGTGGATAAAGGTGCACATGGCGTCCTCTGGTTTTGACCTTATCCAAGGCATCTTGTACCTATGCGGGATGGAATCATGGTCTTGTTGGCCCCAGGACACCGATTCCATTCCTGGCTCATCGCGTGTTTTGACACCGTTGTCTTCACCAAATCTTCTGGAAGAACAAATGCTCACAACAAAACCTCCATGAGTTAAACCGCCCTCCTTGGCCTCGACACCATCAACTAGGACCTGATCGAAACAATCCTCTCGCACGACTTGGCGTACCACGCCGGGTCGATCTCAAAGGCCTTCCACTTGCGGCCGTTCTTCTCGCACACCGCCGGTGTGGTTCCGCCGCCGCAGAATGGATCCACCACGAAGTCGCCAGGCTTGGTCAGCTTCTCGATGAAATACAGGGCTTCGGCCTCAGCCTGCTGCCATTCGTGGTGGGATTTCTCCTTGGTGCCGGTGGCGACATCATTGATGAATGTCTCCTTGTCGCCACGGGATTCCTTGACGAACCACAGGATGGGCTTCCAGCCGTTGACAATGCCGTATTCGTTCATACGAAGCAGCGTTGGGCCGGAATGGTAGCAGGAGCAGCACCACCAGTAGCGCAGGTGCTTGGACAGGATTTCCAATGCTGATGGCAATTGGATCTGGCCGAGGTAGAAGACGAGGCTTCCGCCTGGCCGCAGTTTCTTGGCGGCGAATTCACCAAGACCATCGAACAGTTTGATGGCGGCGCGATCGTATGGTGGGTCAGTGAAAATCAAGTCCACCGAGTTGTCGGGGATCTCATCAGCCTTTTCCCTGAAGTCACCAAGGATGATGTCATTGACCGACACCAGCTTCTTGACAGCCTCGGCCTTGATTACCTCGATGCGTTCCTTAGCCGCCGATTCCTTCAGGTCACGCACCACACGATTGATGGAGGTGTCACCAGTGCGGATCTTTTGGATGGTTGCTTGGTCTACTTTGCCCTGCTCGACAGCCTCGTTGATCTTCTTGATCTTGGCGACGGTCGATCCAGATATTCCAGCGGCTTCGCCTACATCTCTTTGGCGATCCGACCTTTCAGATCTTGTTTTGGTTGCCAGAGAAACTGGCATTTTTTTAAATGCCAGTTCTTTTCCAACCTTAATCGCCAGAGACGCGCGGTCGTACGTTGGCATACTTCTTGGAATGTCCTTCACGTCTTCCAAGGCATTTTCTGCTGCCTTATCAGATTCCTCCTTAGCCTTCGCCAGCTTTGCCAAATCTTCCTTGCTTGGCCGACCCTCTGTAGCCTTCCGTTTTTCCTCATTGCGTTTCGCTAATACATCATCGAGCCGCAAGGCAAGGCTCCCCCGGTCATACGCGGCAAGGTTCCGCCGTCCGAACTGGTTGCGGATGATCCACTCGACGGCGTGCGACCTGTCTGGAAAGCTGATCTCCACCGTCTTGAATGGAATGTTGAGGCGAGTGCAGATCTCATGGCGGTTGTGGCCGTCCATGAGTGTGCCTTCCCACACCGTCAGCGGATCCCGGCAACCTTCCGCCTTGATGTTGGCTTCAAGCTGGTCGCGCTCCTCCTTTTGGAGCGGTGGAATCAGGTCCTTGAATTCCTGGTCGATCTTGATCTGCACTGGAAAGCTCCCTGGGTTCACTCGTAACCATTTCCGCGTGCGGGATTCGGACCCGCCGTGGCCACCGTCTGGCCGCGGAACTCGCTGGAACATCAGGCCTTCTTGACCCTCTCGCCGGTGAGCGGATCAATGGCGTGTTTGATTTCACGCTGGATTGCCGGGATGGGCAGCAGCTCGCGAATCCGCTCGACCACCTTGGGTCGTGGCTTCATGTAGAGCTTCTCGTTTTCCTGGCTTTTCGGGTCGAAGATGTGGAACGCCTTCAGGAAGCAGTCCGATGCGCGGGACCTGTTGACAGGCTGAGACACAAAATTCAGGAACTGCCACATCACCCTGGTTGGAGCCTTGTTGGATACCCAGGACTCCAACTGGGATATCACATAATCATGCGTGATCCTCGCCTTGCCGCTGTCGGAATCCAGCATGGTGACGAGCGCGGCGGACAGAACATATGTCCTGGCGGGCCGCGCCCGGATGTTGATGTGGGAAACCTTGTCGTAGCAAGGCTTCAGGCCATCAATCACCAGTCGCAAATCGTGGTTGGCAATCCTGTCCTGGCAGCACCACACGAACCGGGTCAGGAAACCCGCCACGGTTACGATCATTGGGTCCTCACGCATGGCGTCCGCGATCTTGCGAGGCGTGCCACGGTCGATGTACTCGTAGGACTCATCGTCAAGGCCTTCGGCCACCAGCATCAGGCATGGGACACCGCTGTCCACCACCGCGGCCAGACGGTGTTGGCCATTCACCAGGCGGCCGGTCCTGCTGATGCCGATGGCGTCCGTCGTCAGCGTGAACTTCCCGGCGCGCATCTGCATGGAGAGCAGCTTGACCTGCCCCTTGTTGATTGGCCGGTTCTCCGTGTTCATCGCCAGATAAAGCTTGGCCACATCAACAGTGACCAGAACCTGGCGAATCTTCACACCACCAGAAATGTTGATTGCATTCATGGTCTCAAGCTCCCCGTTCGATTCCGTTTCCTTGTTGAGGCAGGGACAGACAAGTCCCGTCTGTAGCAATATACGGCAGCATATTGAATTTGTTCAAGTGCTTGGATAATATTTTTTTGCTGCCGGCGTCCGGCAGTTGTCGGAATGTGGAAAGGAGTGGTCCATGAGCAGCAAACGGAACAAGGATCCATCGGTGACGGGCCTTGTGAGAATTGATGCCGAGGTTTACGCGGCTCTTGTGAAAGCCGCTGAGATTGACAAGAGGAATATCAGGGTCTGCGTGATGATGGCTGTTGAGGAGTGGCTTAAGAAAAACCATCCGACGCTCCTGAAATAGACCTGGACAAGAATCCCCGGCAAACCGCCGGGGATTCTTTTTTTGCTCGTAACCATCCCACCGCCGGGGGAACGATCCCCGGAACGCCAGCCGGTGGTTTATCTGGCAACCCTCATTGCTTTCATTTGTTCTGGATCCCCAAAGAACTTTGATCCCCTGTAATGCCTTGACCTGTGGCAGTCGCGGCAAAGAAGTTCCAGATCCTCGGGATATTCAAACCCCCATCTGGCATATGTCTTGTGGTGCATCTCCATGCCGCTGGCTCTTAATCCGCACTCATTGCAGACTGAACCGTCATCCCTGTAGACATCGGCCCTTGTGCCAGGACTGATGGAGGGTCTCCATTCGAGCTTTTGCCAGAGACTGAATTTTTTCCGATCCAGCCTGTCGATCTCGATCAAGTTGTAATTAACAAGACATGTGATATCCATCACTTTGCAAACGTATTCGCCACGCACCCTGTTCAGTATCACCCCGGGTTCACCGCAACCAATGTGATGAAAAGGCGTGCCGGCCGGAATGATTCCCAGGCGCCTGTCCGACCCGAACCATTCACCACGCCTGATGTCCGATGTCTTCACCGTCATAGGCACAACGGTCTTCCCGTCATCGACAAAAACCCAGCGTTTGCCAGAAGTTGCCTTGTCACCGGCAACCCCATAACGCACCAATCCAGTTCTGGTCCGAACCGTCACCCATTGGCCTGGCATAATCCGTTCCATCACCCACCACCTTTCACTGCCGCAACCCCGCCACGCTCCAGGCGTGGTCGGGGTGCGGGTGATCACGGTGGCGGGGTGCCGTGACCTGCGTGGCAACCTCCGGGGAATGCGCGACCCGGCCCGCCCTCACGCATGGGTCAGAACGGCATCTCGTCCGTGTTGTTCCCCGGCATCGCCACTTTGGGCGCGCCGTTGACGAGCCCGCCGATGCGAAGGTTCTTGTAGACCTTCCCGTCCTTCCCCTGGGATTCCTTGATGGAACCCCGGAAGGTCTTGCCGTTCAGCGTCGGCAACG